TGTCTGCTTTAGGATCAACTCCCCATTCATTAGCTGCTGCTCTTAATTCTGTTTCGTTTTTACCTTTACCAACATAATCCCAACCTAAACTATTAAGATCATATCTAAATCTATTTTCATTTACGAGTGACGCTGCAATCATCGTGTCATAAATATTTCCATTTATTTTTATTCCCATTTTTCTAATCCAACACACATCGTACATTGCATTATGAAAAACTTTATCGGCAGGACATTCACAAATGTCCGTAAACCATTGAATTACCTTACTTTTTTCGAGGTTACCACCACCTTCATGATCGAAAGGAAAGTATCCTGAGTAGCCATCTGTTGCTACGGCGATACCTACAACTTTACCTTTACCAACGACAGAACCTGATCCCATTGATTTTAAATCTGGATCATGTGTTTCTAAATCGATTGCAATTGTATCTGCTTGTCTTAAGTCTGGAAATTCATCGGGCTTAACCCATTCGGTTTGTGCTTCAAACATTTTTTATTATCCCCCAGGAGTTAGTTGTTGGTTTAGTTTCTTTTTTAATTTCTTTAGTAGCGTAATCTCTTTCAAGTATCATTTCTAAAAAATGTATAGCCTTCAATATATCTTCTTTTTTTCCTTTCAGTCTGTGGCGACAGATGTATTTTATAGCGCAGCCTTCAGGAAAAAGCAACTCATTTTCAACTACAAATTTACTTGGCTGAATTTTAAATTTCTGATAATGTGATCCGCCGATTTGTTTATCATATGGATTTTTCATATTTTGAATCCTTTTGATTTGTTTTGAGATTTAATTAAAAATAAATTTTTAATTGTTCTAGTTATACCTACATACCAGACTCTAAATTCTTCTTCTTGTTTTGCTTGAGATTTTTTAGCTCCTTTGATAGTATTCGCCGTTTGGTTTAAATATAAAATTACATTATGTGCTTCTCCACCCTTAGCTCCATGAATTGTTGAAACTTTTATTCTTGGTTCTTTTAATAAATTTTCTGAGTTGTCTAACATAGCGCGCATATAATCTCTCTTAGAGACTGGGATATTATTAAACATATCATACCAGTGACCATTAAAATCTATTTCTTTATGTCCTACGTGTTCCATTATTCTTTGATGTTGTATTTCAGGAAGGGTTTCTCCTTTTTTTATTTTTTCCCAATTTAAAATATCTTCATATAAAGTTTTGCCCATACTATTTCCTTGATGAGTTTGAAAGAAAAACCCTTTGCGTTTTAAATATGCAGGAATCTTTTTTAAAAGAGAATTAGTTCTAGCTAAGATAAGCCAATCACCTTCACTCATATCAATTCCATTTATGTTAAAACGTTCGTAGATATTTCCCATTGCGTCTTTAGGTAAATAATCTTTAGCTATTCTATTAATATATATTCGGGAAATAATATCTAATGCTTTCTGTTGAATAATAGGAGGAACTCTTTCAGATTTATCTAATAAAATTTCTCGTGCTTCCCATTTAATAAATGAATCTACATCAGCTCCAGCCCATCCAAAGATAGCCTGATCATCATCTCCTGCAATCCATACATCACAATTAGTGTCTTCTTCAATTTTTTTTATCATAGCCCATTGAATCAGTGATAGATCCTGAGCTTCATCCACAAATATAACTTTAAATTTTGGAGTGTTTCCTCTATCTAAAAATTGTTGAATCATATCAGTGAAGTCAATCAATTTATAAAACTCTTTATAGCTATTAATTTCTTTCTCTATTCCAATTAATTTATTTTTACTGATCCAACTTAAATGTTCATTACGATTAAATTGTTGTTCAGCGGTGATCTGTCTCACTCTTGCTAGGTTAATAAGGCTTAAATACTCACTACTAGAAGAGAATATTCCATTAAAGTTATTAGTTTCATAGGAAGCATATTTAATTTGAATACCAGAAGTTTCTCCGATTGCTTTATAGTTTCCTTCTTGCATTACGTTTTCTTCTTTAAGACCCAGATTATTAAAGGCTAATGAGTGAAGTGTTTGAAAATATTTTATATCTTTTTTAGTTAAGTCTAAATTCTTGGCTAAAAACCTATCCCGTGCTTCTCCGGCTGCTTTACGAGTAAATGCAAAGTATCCTATTTGATCATGTGGAGTACCATTCTTTACATATTTATGTACTTCATTTAATAATCTTCTGGTCTTTCCTGTCCCTGGAGGACCCACTACTTTATATCTCATTAATAGTTAGCTCCTTTACGTTCAACTGGTTTATGTTCTATTTGTGGTGTATGTAGTTGTGGTAGCTTACAAACTTTTAATGTTTTACCATCTACGTTTAAAGAATGATCAAATTCTACATTACACCTATCTTTTAATTTCTGTGCAATTTTTTCTTCAGGAATCTTCCATCCATTACCTAGATGCTCGATGAAAGAAGTAAACCTAAAGTAATGAAAACCTTCTTCAGTAAAACAAGATCCATTATGTATTTGTCGTCTCTCTTGTGCTTGAGGACCATTAACACAGTACTGATATAACTCTTCTTCGAGTCTATCTTCAATTTGAGTTCCTTTAGGTGGTGTAATCTTTTGTCCATTCTTACGCCACTCATTTAATTTTGCTCTAAAGTCTTTTGGTTTAAGTGGTTCAAAATAAACTCCTGTCTGTTGCCAGACTAAATTTAAAACTTCTTTCTGTGTTGTCATTAATTTTGTATTAGTTATTATGACTTGAATCTTGTCATCATTAGGCATAATCACATTAAATCTATACTCAGGTTCAGCATAAGCTATCATTTCAAAATCTTGAATCTCAGGGAATACAGAAATACTATCTGATTTAACACCGAACGGCCTTTTATAACACAGACCTCGCATACATTTATCTTTAATAGGATCTTCATAACAAGTATGTCCTGCTGTCTCACCTTTCCATGCTTTAATTTTTGAATCTAGTTTTGCTTTATCCCAAGGATGGGTTAAATAGCTATAGTTGGCAGCCGATACCTGGTCAGGCCATTTATCTTTATATTTCTTTTTGGCAAAGACCATATAATTATACATAAATCGATCTCTACCATCATCTAATTTAATTCTAGAACATAGTGCTAGACATGGTGGACCATCATCAAATTCTGGATTAGTTCCTAGTAATATATTTCTGTGAGTTTCTTCTACGAGTTTATCTAAAGTTTCTTTATCTACTTTAGATTCGTTAGCAAATTTTATAAATTGTTCTACGGATAGTTTAGAATTATTCTTATCTATAGCGTATCGATTGGACTGTCCGTTGTTATAATAAGGTAGGTTAATGAAGTTTCCTGGTTTAATGTCTCCTTTATCATCTTTCTGTAGTTCTTTCTGTTTAGGAAAAACCTCAGTAGTTGGTTTTAATCCTAGTGGGAGTAGAAAAGCTTTTAATGCTTCTATCAAATCTACCGTCGGGATAGCCTCCTTTAAAAATATATAACAATGTAAACCACCACTCTTAGATAAAATTGGTACTAATGGTAATTTATATTGTTGAAATAATGCTAAATAATGATCAACCTTAAATGATCCATAATCTGGTGGATCAATATCTATACAACCAAATTGTGCGGTTTTATCTATTCTGCATGGTTGAATTCCAATTGATTTTCTTCCTTGTAAATGATTTCTATAATCATCCGATGTGACAGGTCTACCTGCCCATTCGTAATTCGGTTTTATTTTATTTTTTTCTGAGTCGAGTTCTGTCTTTGACATGTCGGCCATGCCAAAATCACCTTCATATCCTTTAAATAACTCTATAAATTCTTTTTCCATAATGATCCCGGGTCGGGGCAGATCCACTCTCGCTTAGCTGCCCCTATCCTCCAAAGAGGAATCTTAGTAATTAGATTCTTCTTTTGTTTCTGCTGCAGCGTTACTGTTCTTTAACGAACCATGGAATTCTTTCGCCATTTGATATAGCGATGCGTTATCCACTTTTCTTGCCAAAGATACTCTGTATCCGTGCCAAGTAAAACTTCCAGAGTTTTCAACAGAATTTAATTTATAAATTCTTG